TCGCCGTCACCGTCGCCCGGCTTCTTACCCTCGGCGGCGATTGTGAGCGTTTCGTTGGGCATACTTGCTGTTACCTCCTTGGTTGTTGAATTTGCGGCAATCGCCGCCGTGGAACTCTGGACCGGCTCGCCTAGCAGTTGACGAAGCGCATTCATGGCATCGCCAAGCGTTCCGACCTCGTCTGCCAGCAGCGGGATCGCGTTCTCCGACCAGCACACGGCGGCCTGAGTGCCGATGATTTTGTCGGGATCGGCTTTCCGATTCCGCGCGACCGTTGCTACGAACTGGTCGTACTGCCGGTCAATTTCGGATTGGATGTCTTTCTCTGCCCGCTCCGACAGCGGTTCATGCGGGTTCCCGTCAACCTTCTTGTCGCCCTTGAAGATGTAGGTGTACTTGAACCCCTGCTCGTCGTTGAACTTCGAATCCTCGGTATGCAGCACCACCACGCCGACCGAGCCGACCGCTCCCATGCGCGTGACGAAGATCTTGTCGGCCGCGCTGGTGAGTGCGTAGGCTGCTGAGAACGCGAAGTCGTCGGCGACGGCGTAGATCGGCTTCGCTCCTCGACGCGAATAAATGTAGTCGGAGAGTTCCAGGCAGCCCGTGGTTTCGCCGCCAGGCGAATCCACCTGCAGGAGAATCGCCCGCACTCCGGCGTCGTTCACCGCGTCCTGAAGGTAACCCCCGATCTGCGCATAGGAACTGCAACCGCTCAGTGCCGAAACCCAGGACTCCTGTTTCGTAAGTACGCCCTGGATTGGAATCACGGCGACGCCGTCGATCACCTGGTAGCCGCTGTCGTCGGCCTGCTCCATGTACGCGGCGGCGAACGGTTCCGCCAGCTTCACGCCGGCCACCGGAACGATCCCCAGCCGTGGCCCCAGCGCCTGGACTATCACGTCCAGCTTGGGCGGATGAATCATGAGTGGCGTGTTCACGAACCGCGATGCAAGACGAGTCAGATTGGTCACGGCTTCACATCCACCTCTCCCTTACTCGCGTCCGTCTGGATCTCGCCTTCCGTCAATCCGGCGTTGCGCCCGGTGAGGACCTTGCGGCCATCGCTGTCGTAGGACAGCCCAAGCTTGTCGGCGCGTTTGTTGTCCGCTGCCTGCTCGGCGTCCACTGCCCCGGAATCGCGTCCTTGCGCCGCGACTTCGCCGGAGCGCGTAGAGAGGCCACTGCGGATGGCATCGTTGGAGGCCTTGATGTCCTTCTCGGGATCAACCCACGGCCAGCCGGGCGTGACCCACTGCACTTCCTCAAACGGTTCGGGATCTTTGTTGTAGGCGTTCAGCAGATCAATGCCGAACACCAGCGCCAGCATCGCGTCACGCAGCCAGCGTTTATACACCGGATGGCAGACCTGGAAGATGAAAACCGAATGCTGATACTGTTCGCACTTGCGGCGGAACTCCAGCAGGCCAGCGCGGATCGACGAGTAGTTGATCCCCGACAGGTCGCCGCTGATCTGGTACTCGGCGAGCCCGGCGCCGCTCGCGAAAGCTTGCAGGCAGCTCCTGATGAACGATTTGAAATCGCCACTGTCCTTCGCCTCGGCGAATTGCACTTCTTCGCCGAAGTTCAGGACCTGGAACGTGCCGGGTTCGAGCTTGCTGATCTGCGTTCCTTGCTCGGTCTGGCTCGGCCCGTTCTGATACTGGTCGGGAGGGATGATCGGATTGTCCGGGCTGGCCTGCGTGATGAAGCCCGTGATCATCGCCGCGAGTTTCTTGCGGACGATCTCGGCGTCCGTGTATTGCTCCAGTTCGTAGAGCTTCGCGATTACCGATGTGAGCCACGGCTGTCCCCGAAATTGCCCGGCGCGAATCGGCTTGTAGACGTGCAGCACTTCGGTGGCGGGCACTCGCTCGACCGAGAGCGCGTCCATCGGGAAGAACATCGTCTCGCCCGGATGCGCCTTCCAAAAGTGGTATGCCGCGCGCCGCCCATCGGTCTGAAATTCGATTCCGCACCGCACCGAGTTCTTGGGCGGGAGCTGCTCGACCGCCGTGCGCCACAGCGGCAATTGCTCGGCCTCGATGAGTTGCAGTTGCAGCGGAACCGTCAGCCCTTCCTTCACCGAGCGCGGGCGGAACCGGACGAAGCATTCACCCGCCTCCATGACTTCGCGGGCAATCACCATCTGCTGGCCGTAAAAATCCGTCTGGCCAGATGCAGGATTCCGCGGGTCGTACTCGACATCGCACTCCCGAGTCCATCGATTCCACTTCCTGGTGATCAGGTCGCGCACCGTTTCGTCCGGGTGGTGCGGTACCAGGCGAATGCCGCGACCGATTGCATTCGCCACATACGAATCCACGGCGGCCGCCGCCCACGCGCTGTTTCGAACCGCGTCCCGGTTCCGCGACTGCAACTCCAGCCCATGCGAAAACAGGAGCGTGTTCAGGCCGAGGAACGGCGGATTCCATCCCATTCCCCGACGCCCGCGCCCGGCGGCATCGAACGGGAACGTTCCCATCGCGCGGGTGCGCGGCACGCGCGGGATTGGCATCGGCTCGTGCCCGGCCTGACGGGCGAGCGTCATCAACGTTTCAATTGGCACTGTGCTTCAGTGGCCCCAACCGTTCGTCGTGTAGATACGCACCTGGCGCACTTGCTGCGGCCCGCTCTGCTGGGCGATGTCGTTCAGGATCAGATTCCGGAGTTTCAGGTAGTCATCCACGGAATCGAATTCGAACTCGCGATCTTGAAACCGGACTCGCCTTGCGCCCTGCTTGCGCGCGGCGTCGAGAGCATCGAGGTCGGACTGAGTGAAGGGCATATGGATGAGTTCGGCCGGATGTCCATCCAGCACAATCAACCGCGAAGCGAAGTCGCGGCTTGTAGGTGACGGTAGACCTTCCGGAAGGCCGACTCCAATCAAGTGCCCCCCCAGATCGGAACTTCTGGGGCCAGCCGCACCCGAATCGGCGATACTCTCCGGATACGCCGCTGGAACTCAGGCGCTATCGGCCGATGCGATTGCTGGGCTCGTCGAGGGGGCTCGGTGGTCGAGTGTGCTGTCGCAGGAGCCGCTGTCTCCGGATTGTTGAGCTCGCCTCACTGCCAGGTTCTCATCTTCCGGACGTACGCCCTTGAATTCGTCGAGTTGATCGAGGACAATGTGGGGGAGGATGAGTCACCTGTTCAGGCGAGAATCTTGTCCCACAAGTGCAAGGAGAAAGCGCATGCGCAAGAGTCTGTTCGTCGTTCTGTTCCTGTTGTTTTTCCCTTTCCTAAAAGCTCAAGAGAAGCCTTCGGCAAGCGAGCCCCCGCCCAAAGCTTCAGAAAATGTATCCTTAACTGAAACGCGGTCTCAAGGTGCCGCCTACGCGATCCATTATGTTCCGTCAAACGGGACATTAAAGAACGTGCGTCACAAAATTGAGAGGTTTGACCAGATATCTGCAGATCTTCAGAACAAGATTGCAACACTACTGGAGACCAGAGGGCTGCACCTCGCGCAGACTTCCGAACCCGCCCGGTTCAATATAGCCATTAACCTCTTCAAGGCGGTTAGTACCGAGTTGCACGCGACAAACTTGCTGCTGAGCGTGCCTCCCCAAATAGTCTTGGCAGCGGACCTTTCGATTGCAGACGACAAAGGAATGCTTCTCTTCAGGAAGAGCTTTGAGGGGAGAGGTAACGTCAGCGGTAATAGTGAACGCGTTGTGACCATAGCAGAGAAGGCGATCTATGACATGGTCAGAAATATCGAGAATGAGGCGTCGTTCAACAAGGTTTTGTCTTTGTCCCGATCAGGGGCTGTCCAACCCGCTGCGCCCCTCCCAAGCGTCGCTTCGGACGCGACTGCGCCGACGATGGCGCGCGCTTCCATTGCCGCTGCCGCCGATGCCGCTAAACTCGTCACTCTGCGTGCAGGAACGGAGATCGTTCTTGCATTTGGCCAGAGCGTCGTGGTGAGAAACAATAGCGATAAGAAGAGTCTGCATGTTGATGATCAGGTTCCATTCCAGTTGGTGAAAGATGTTGTGGTCGGTGATGTCGTCGTGGCCAAGGCCGGCAGTCAAGTCACCGGAATCGTTTACGAGGAACGCCCCCGGAGCCCCCTCCATCTTCTCGGCCCCCCTTCGGCCTTGAATGGGAAACTGCGGATCCGGATCAGCTACCTAAAGTTCGGAGATCGACAGGTTAATCTGCGCGGTAGCGGGGACGACAAATCCGATGATCCACTTGTCACCGGCGCAGTTTTCTTAGATCCCGTCAACATGAGGAGAAGGGGTTGGTTTGCCGATGTCGAACAGGGTACCAAGCTGAAGTTGTTTACTGCGGACGACGTTAGCCTTCCGCAGTTCATGCAGTCTCCCATCGCCGGATCAACGAATGCTCCTAGCCAAGCAGCGAGTGGGACGACAGCGAAGCTAGGAGATGTGTTTGTAGTCACCGACAAGAGAGATCTTCAGTTCTTGCGAATGGCCGAAGGCTCGATGTTGAGCAACACGACGCTCCCATCAGGTAAACTCGTTCCGGTTCCTCCGGAGGGCACGATCTGGCGGGTTCGGAAGGGCAAGCTCGTCCTTGAGGAAAACAAACCGTAGAAAAGCTGGTCGTCGGTCATGTTGTCGCCGTCAATCCGGCCGGCCAGTGGAGTCGCCGGTGTACTCGCACTCGGCGGGCAGTCGTTCGATAATCCGCTCGTCAGGAAAAACCCGGGGATTGGGCGCGTAACCAACGATCTTTGAGGCGAGGTCAGGAGCTTGTCGCCGATGTCCGTGTGGTCGGCCACCCGGAAACCATTCCTAAGCGGCGTTCAGCGAAGTTTCACCGGTGTGGCGTGTCCTCAACTGAATGAGAATACCCATGCCTTAGACTGAGATCCGCAGTGGCTCTCTAAGCCCGAACAGAATCGTCAGACTTCCATTCGGAAGCGCACGTGGTTACGAGTGTTCTGCGTCTCCCCTGTACGCTGCGTCTGCTGCCGCGCTGCTGGAATCACATCCCTCGCGGGATTCGCCACACACCGCTCGAGTTCCGTCCAGTGCTTCTCCTGAAAACGGTCGATACCGATCCTTCCAGCGGCCGCCCGCGCATACACGCGGCAATCGAGCGCCTCATTGCGCTCGCGCATCTTCTGCCACTCGTGCCGGCGATAGCCCTTGACGATCTTCGTCACCAGTTGCTCGGCGGTGATCTGCTTGAAGTACTCTTCGCTGTAGCGCGGGAAGTGGCAATATCCCGGAGGGAAAGGAATCCCTTTCGCGACGTCCTCATCCGTCGGCCGATCTTGTCGCAGCCACCGGTACAACTCCTCCTTGGCCATGCCGGAATTGACCGGCCACACCCGCACGCCGCGCTTGAGTTTGGCGCCCGCCGGCCCGACTTCCACCGGCGCGGCCGATCCGATGAGCGCGGGCGTCCGCGAATCGCCCTTGATGACCAGCACCCGCCCGCCCTGGCGCCGCGCCCACTGGTACACCTCGATGGCGGCGAAACCCGAATCCACGGCGAGTTGCAGGATCTGCAATTCCAGACCGGACTCGGTGGAGAAGGATTCGTTCAGCAGTCCGGTGAGTTTCTCCCAGACCTGCGGCCGCGAGGTGTCCCCTTCGAACACCCGATAATCGACCGACCACGACTCCTTGCCACGGCCCCACGCGGTGATCTCAACCTCGATGCGGTCCTTCTGGACATCCGCGCCAGCCGTAAGGAACAGCCCGCCAGGCGGCACGGTGCCGACCTTGTACGCCTCCCGCCGGTCATACAGCTTCTGCCACTCCGGCGCTTCTCCCAACAGCGTCCACGTCTCGCCCAGCACGGTATTGACGAAGACTTGAAGCAACGCGGGATTCTTCTGCGCCTGCTCGAACTGTTTTGCCGCGTCCGACCACGCGAACCAACCCACCGGCGAGTAGAGGCTGGAGAGATGGAAGCCGGCGGTCTTGCCGTCGCCAACAGCGCCGCGCCGCCACTCTCCGCACGCCAGCATCGATTGCTTCTGGTGATTGTGAATTTCCTGCCCGCAATGCTCGCAGATGTAGACTGCCTTCTCCGTCTCTCCTTTCGGCCAGCGCAACTGCGCGAACTTGAGCGTCTGAAACTCGCGGCAGACCGGGCACGGCACCCAGTAGACCCGCTTATCGCTCTCTTCATACGCCGCCTCGATTCGGGACATGCCCGTGATCTTCGGCGTCGAGCACATGAAGATCTTGCGGCGCGCGAACGTCCTGGTGCGCGCCGTGGCCAGGTTCACCGGATCGCCCTCGCCCTCCACATCGCCGGGATACCCGTCCACTTCGTCCAGGAACAGATAGCGCGCCGCCATGGAGCGGAGGCCGACCGCGGAGTTCGCGCCGGTCATCACCAGCACGCCGCCGGGGAACTCCTTCGACAGGACCGTGTTCCCGGAGTCGCGCGACCGCGGATCGCTGACCAGCGCCCGTAGCACCTCGGACTCCTCGATCAGCGGGTCGATGCGCTGCTTCGAATTGCGCTTGGCCATCTCCACGGTGGGCTGGATCGCCATCATGGGGCCGGGCGCCTGGTGGATCACATAGCCGATCCAGTTGTTGCCGCACTCCGTGCCGCCGATCTGCGCGCCTTTCATGAAGACCGTTCGCTCGACGGGCGACGACGGCGACAGGCAATCCATGATCTCGCGCAGGTACGGCGTCCGCTCCGTTCGCCATGGGCCTGACTCAGCCGAGGCCCGTTGCGAGAGAGCGCGGTACCTGTCGGCCCACTGCGAGACCGTCAGCATCGGGTCCGGCCGCGCTCCAGCCGCCGCCGCTGCCGAGTAGATCTCTTCAGCCGTTGGAGTCCGCAAACTCATTCAGCGCCCTTCGAATCTCGGTGGCCAGGACTTCGTAGCACTTCGCTGCATCGGTTTCGGCGGCGACCATTGCCGCCACGCGATCCGGGATGTTCAGGATGTGATCGCGGAACTGCCGGAACTTGTTGAACGCGGCCACTTGAACTTCGTCCTTCGGGACCAGCGTGGCCACGCGCTCTTCGTACTCGATCTTGGCGAGTCGCGCCTGGTAGTGCTCCCGCACAGCGCGCGCCTTCGCGTACTGCGAAGCGCCGAAGATCGAAACGTCGTCATCCTCCTGCTCACGCTTGGCGACCGGCGGCGCGTGCCGCCTCGTGTTCTTCTCCCACTCGACATCGGCCTGTTCGGAGTCGATCCGCCCGTCCGCCTGCTTGGAGATACGCCCTGTTTCAATCGCCTTCTGCACGGCGGACAGCGCGACCCCGCGATGGCGGGCATACGCCCGCTGGCTCATTGCTGGCATGCGTTTATTCCCGAAAAAAGCCCTTGCCTTCCGGGGCCACCGGAGTGATGAATCGTCATGCGCGGATCAACCGCCGAAGGG